TAAGGTGAGGAGTAAAGTAATTAAGATGAAGGAAGCAGCACATGACGCATTGCGTGCTAAACGTGCAAAGAAACCACAGGGAGAAGGAGCAGTGGATACAGCACCAGACGAGTCAAACGTAGGAGAGGAGACACTTCATGAAATCTCTGCTAATAAATTAATTGATGCAGCAAAGGCAGCAGAAGTTAAGAGAGGTAAGGCAGCAGTAGCAGGAGACAAAGAGACTGCAAAGAAAGCCATAGGACAGAATAAGAAATTCTATGATGCAGCAAAGGCAAAGAGAATGAAAGAGTCTACAGATAGAATGAAAGAAAGAATGATACAGTTTACTAAAGACCATGACCAACAAATGCAAGGTAAACAGCCTATATAATGTACCGTTTGAATTTTAATCATGCTATCATTTCTACTACCATTTGCATCTAAAATTGTATCAGATGCAGTAAACAAAATCCCAGACGATTCTGAGTTGGGAGAGAAACTAATCGACTTATGTCTAGTCATTCTAGGTAAGGCAGTTAAACTTACTAAGACAGACATGGACGACAAGCTATTGGAGACAGTTAAGTCTGCACTAGCAACTAGAGAGTAATTCTTATAAATAACTTATAGGAAAAAATTATTAGAGAAACTAATGTCTATTTTAGGTACTATAGACGCTTCCACCTTTGGCAATAACGTAGGTGTCACTAATGGTGACGCAACAGTTACGAAGAATGCTGCTGATTCCGTCGATGTTGGCGATATCTTGGTGCTTAATAGCGTTAACTACATTGTAAGAGAGGTAACATCTACCACATCTATTGAATTACACACAACATATGCGGGTAGCACTAATGCTTCATTGTCTGGTGCTATCAGACGTACTGCTCCTAAGGCAGTCGCTGAGTTTGTAGTCAAGGGTGGAGATAGTAACTCTTATGAGTTGGTCTTCGTTGACACAACTGAGCAGAGCATTGCATCCAACAAGTCTAGAGGAATCACTGGACCTGGTTGGTGGCAGTATCGCACTTATCAGACACACAACGGTGACACCAAGCATAAAGCAGAATACATCGCACCAGCTAAGGCAACTGCAGGAAACGCAGGAGACATGGCTGATGATACACTAGCAGCAGATGTATTAGAGGTAATCACAGTTGGCACACAGCCAGCAGCATCTACATCTTCTAGTGGTGCAGGCACATTTGTTGCAGCAGCAACAGTAGACCAGTCAGGTACTATCACATACAAGTGGCAGAGACAGACCAAGAGTGCAACTACTCGTTGGGTAGATGTAAGTGCTTCACTTGATACTGGTATCACATACGCTAACTTCACAACTGCAACCCTTGCATACAGTGGACTTAGTGGAGACACATTAGACGGATATAAGTATCGTTGCGTGATTAACTCAAGCAAAGGTGCAGTCCAAAAGTATACCGACGGAGCAGCAACTCTAACATTCGGTAGTTAGTAACTAAATTTTATAATGAGATTTGATGAACTAAATGAGAAAAACTATCTCATGTTCGCCATCAAGCATTACGATAACCCACAATCAGTTACCGTAGATGACTTCATGGAGGACATGAAGAAGTTTAAATATCTAAAAAGGTTATTGAAGAGATACCTTAAGACAGGTGTGTTGAGAGTCAACTTGATTCTTAACCACCTTATTATTTTATTCAATGTATTTGGAGAAGGGACTATCCCTTTGTTGATGTATAAGTTGGGTGAAGAATACTATTCAATCATAAAAACATTTCTTTTATACTTAAATAGAATAGACCCACAAAATACTACTGGAATATTCGCTAACATAAATATTGATGATGATGTGCTCGATTTACTTAACGCATTATGAATGAAGATGCACCTACAATGAGTGTCGGCAATGGAGGTTTCACTGGAAGTGCTGCCCCCACAGGTCCTAATGCAGGATTCGACCCATTGATGAGTGCTAAGGTGAAGCGTAGGAAATTCAAACCGAAAGGTCATGTGATTAAGAATGTCGGCATAGGCGAAGCAGTTGAAGATAAGAGTGGTTACCTACCGTTTAAAATATCATATGATGGAGCAGAGTCATACGTACTATATTCCAAGTCCGAGTCAGCTTTGAAGATAGAATTAAGAAAGATGTATCGCCCTGAGAATTTTAAAAAGATTTCAGTCAAGCGTTTATATCCAAACGAAGTGATTAAGTTTTATTGGGATAAGAGACAAGCAGCACTGAGAGTATAATGTCTGATATTAATTCAGCAATAATAGAAAGACTGGAGAAAGTCGTTGATACCCTACAGGAAAATTCTGTAAAGATGGGTCAACTTCTTGCTGTCCATAATGAGAAACTAGATAAGCAAGACAAGATAGACGAAGTATTATTTGAAAAGATAGACAGATTGTCTGCTGATGTTAATAGAGAGACAAGTGCTATAAAGAAAGGATGCGAGAGAGATATAAGAAAGGTAGATGATAGACTAAGGTTGATGGAGAAGAAGATGTGGTCAATAGCAGGAGGTCTTACAATTATATCTTTTCTTGTTAGTCCAGTCGGACAAAAGATATTACAAGGCTTGACAGCTTCCAATGAAACGAGTATGATACCCACAGTAGAAAGGGTAGATTGGACTACGTCGAAGACAAATACATTCGATTAATCAGCTCACGTCTTGACAGATATAAGCATGTCAAACGTGGACTGTACAATTTCAGATGCCCTTACTGCGGAGACTCTCAGAAGAATAAGAGTAAAGCACGAGGGTATTTTTTTCTGAAGAAATCAGAATACATTTACAAGTGCCATAACTGTGGTATTGGTAGGTCTCTTGGTAACTTCTTGAAAGACCAAGCACCTGATTTGTATGACCAATTTGTCATGGAAAAATACAAGTCAGGCATGACTGGTAAGGGTAGACATACACCCTCACCAAAGATACCATCAGCAAAACCTAACTTCAAAAAGAATCCGTCTGCTCAAAGAATCTCAGACCTAAATACTTCTCACCCAGCTAAGAAATATTTACTGGATAGGAAGATACCTGAGACACAACTGAGTCGTTTCTACTACGTTGATAAATTCATGTCGTGGGTCAATACCCACAAGAAAACATTTGAAAAAATTACACACGACAAACCTAGAATTGTTATCCCACTCATTAGTGATGATGGTACGTGGTTTGGAGTGCAGGGTCGCTCTTTGGAGAAGTATACAGACTTACGGTACATCACCGTAATGTTTGATGACCAATTAAAATTATTTGGACAAGACAAAATTGAAAAAAATCAAACCGTTTATGTCACGGAAGGTCCCTTTGACTCCTGCTTTCTTCCCAACGCTATTGCTATGTGTGGGAGCGATGTCGACCATCGGAATCTACAATATGATTTACGGATTTGGGTCTTCGACAACGAACCAAGAAACAAACAGATTGTACAACGAATGCAATCTTGTATCCAATCAAAAGAAACTATCGTTATTTGGCCTAAGAATTTAATTCAGAAGGACATTAATGATATGGTATTAGCAGGGGAGAATCCCTATGCTATAATAAAATCAAACACCTACTCAGGGTTAGAAGCACAAATTAAATTTACAGACTGGAAGAAAGTATGAGCAACGGAATCAGTGTTGTTAAACGAGATGGGTCTGTCGAGTCCCTAAATCTCGACAAAGTACACGCAATGGTTGAGTTAGCATGCGAAGACCTTGCGGGTGTGTCATCATCTCAAGTAGAGATGAATAGTGGAATACAATTCTACGATGGCATTAAGACAGAAGACATCCAAGAGATTCTAATACGCTCTGCTAATGATTTGATATCATTAGACACTCCTAACTATCAATATGTTGCAGCAAGGTTGTTACTGTTTGGTCTTAGGAAAGCAGTCTTCGGATACCACCCAGACAAACCTCCTATACTTTACAATCATATTTGTAAGTGTGTAGACCATGGTATGTATGATGAAGAATTACTCACAGTATATACTGAGGAAGAGTGGGAAGAGATAGAGTCTTATGTTGACCACGACAGAGACTATTTGTTTACATACGCAGGCTTGAGACAAGTATGCGATAAATATCTGGTACAAGATAGAAGCACAGGTTACCTGTTTGAGACACCTCAACAGATGTATATCATGATTGCTGCTACATTGTTTTCCAAATACCCTAAAGACACAAGGTTAGAATATGTCAGAAGATACTACGAAGCAATCAGCACACACAAAATCAACATTCCTACTCCAGTTATGGCGGGTGTTAGGACGCCACTCAGACAATTTGCAAGCTGTGTTCTTGTTGATGTTGATGACACCCTCGATAGCATTTTTAGCAGTGACATGGCTATTGGCTACTACATTGCACAAAGGGCGGGAATTGGTATCAACGCGGGTCGCATCCGTGGGATCAACAGCAAAATCCGTGGTGGAGAAGTACAACACACAGGCGTTATACCTTTCCTCAAAAAGTTTGAAAGCACTGTCAGATGCTGCACTCAGAATGGCATTAGAGGTGGATCAGCAACTGTCCACTTCCCCATCTGGCACCAAGAA